ATCTATAATTACGATAAAAGATATTATGTTAATTATGATAATTTTGTTTATAGACTGTTAGTAGATAAAAAGACATTACAAGGATATATGTTCTATTGCGACGGAACATTCTATGCATTATGTACTGTAAATTTTGATGTTATGAAGGTTACATATAAGGACACAACTCTAGATATATTAGAAGCAGAAGTAGACACTAACGGGGCTTTCAGATTTCTTGGAGAAGTACCATCTTTTGACAACTTACCTAAAAACGCTAATAATGGTGACATATACCAAGTTCCACCTGACAAAGAATATGTCTGGAATGGTGAAGAGTGGATATTACTAGGGTTCAATATGGACCTTTCAGCTTATGCCACACTTGATTATGTTAAAGCACAAGATAAGATAAATGCTGATAATATATCATTGAATGCTAAAGGTATAGAAGCAAACGAAGATCTCATCAACACAGAAAGAGACGAGCGTAAAGCTGATGTTAAACGACTTGACGCTGACATAGAAAAGATAAAAATACTTGTTGTAATCCTAACAGATAATAATGATGGAACATATACTTCAGATACTGATTATGAAACAATATTAAAAGCATATAATAACAATAAGACAATCATAGTTCGTCTTGGTGAAGGTGTTATGCCTTTGATGTCGGCGGAAGTAAATAGTAACGGAGCAAGTTTCACTTTTGGATACACAAAAATAGGTACAGATGGAACTTACATAACTACTGTAGCTGTACATTATTTACACACAAATGCTTCTGGAAATATAGAGGCAAAAGATGAATGGTTAGAAGATACAGAAGTTGAGGAGTATCTTAAAACTTCAGGAGGTACCCTTACTGGCAATCTTAGTATGGGAGCTAATGCTATACTCGATGTTCAGAAATTACATATAGATGGTCAAGCACCTCTATATTTCGGTCAAGTAATTGAAAAGGCGACACCCAATAAACCTCGTTTAACTGGTGTGGTTAATTCAAATGCAGCAGCATTTGTAAAATCAGATAGTCAAGTAGAATATGTTCCTTTGTTTATAGGAACACCTACTGATTCACATCACGCTACAAATAAAGAATACGTAGATACTCTGACGTCAAACAAACTAACATTAAATAGTGATCCCGCAAATAACGATAGATTATACGGTGTTGATGTGGATGGTAATCAGAAACTTTACAAAGTCGCTGAGTCCTTAACAGCTTCCGCAGTGCCTATACGTGATGCTAACGGGGCTATATTAGTAGGAGATGCTACTGAAGAAGAACACGCGGTTAATGTATCCTA